CTGGACCATGCGCGCGAACCCGCCCGCATCAGCCTCGTCGGCAGCCCGTTCGGCCACGTCGTCCATGGCCTTGAACCAGCCCTGGAGTTCCGACTGGAACCCGCGCGCCATGGGTGCCGACTCGTCGGGCTCCTTCGTCCAGTCGGCCAGTGCCTTGGCGAAGCCCTTCCCCTCAACCAGCGCCTGGGGGTTGGCCGGCACCGGCACCACGGAAATCTCAAGCAGCTCCATCTCCTTGAAGTGGTACCCAAGGAAGCGTCCGCCCTCGTCGTAGCGCTCTTCCCAGGCCTTCGGCAGGAACCCGACCGACACGCTGTTGAGGAAGCCGCCCTTCACCATCTGGCCCACCTGGTCGCCGAAGGGGTTCATCTCGGCGGGGGTGAACTCGCACTGGGTGGCGCGCATCGGGCCGCCGTCCTTCACCAGCTTGCCCACCTTGCCCACGGGCGGGGTGGAGTGCGAGTGCGCCCAGAGCAGCACGGGGTTCTTCTCGAAGGAGGCGGTGTCCCAGCCGCTCTGGTCGATGGTGTCGCCGTATCGGTCCGCGTCGATCGACGAGGCGATGAAGGACACGGAGCCATCAGCAGCGCGCTCGATGGTCGAGCCACGGGCGATGCCGCAGGCCTTGCCGGCCTTCATCTGGTTCCGCCACTCCAAGGGGGTCACGACAACGGGACGGGTCGAGCGCTTCATGGTGGTGCCCTCAGTGCAGCGGGATGAGCTTCAGCTTCGTCATGTGCCGTACCGGCGGCATCTTCTTGGCGGCCAGGAAGGCCTCGGTGATGAGGCGCCAACCTTCGTCGGTGATGAGGTCCTGGGCGGTGGTGTACTTGGCGTGCTCGGCACACAGCCCGATGCCCACCTCAGCCTCGGCGGGCTTCTTCATGTGCATGACACCGTGTTTCACCGTTTGCGCAGCCCAGAGCATCAGCACGGGGCGGTGGGTGGCGGTCGCCGAGCAGTAGGCCATGCCGCATTGCATCACCGCTTCAGGGGAGTCGTCGTGCGCCACGGGGTCGGCCATGCGCCGCAAACTATCCGAGCGCCTGCACTACGTCACCGAGCCACGCCGCGATGACCCCCGCGGTGGCGTCGCGCACGTCGTCCTCGAAGCCCTTCAACCCGGCCACATAGGCGCGCCACTCAATGGCCCGCTCTTCGCCCACGGGCGACGCCACGTCGTTCAGTACTGGGCGCACGGTGCACCGACAGTTGATGTCCTCGCCTGCGATGCCGAACAGCCCAGGCCCCTGGGTGCTGTCGCCGCTCGGGCTGTCGAACGTCTCGCGGATGCCACGGCGCTGGCCGTCCATGTCGCTGTGCGTCTCGCGGGTGGAGCTGTCCTGCACGGAGAGCCACTCCTTCCCGTCGACCAGCCCGCTCATCTGGTACGCGGCAAGGTTGGCCGCGTTGCTGCTGCCCACCACCTCGGTGCGCGCGACCGTCTCAGCCTTGGTCGAGGTCCAGCCCTCGAAGGTCTCGCGAAGGCGGCGCTTCATCTCGTCGATGCCCACGCCCTCAGCCACGGCGTTCTGCATCAGGGCCGTGACCTGGTCGCGCGTCGTCTTGGTGATGCCGACAATCTTCTGCTCGCGCCAGGAGTCGAGGTACTCGTCGACGATTGGGTTGCGGATCTCGAACGAGACCTCGGCGCCCAGCTTGTTGAGGACCTTCTCGCCCCACGCCTCGATGCCCCGCTTCAGGGCTGGCGTGACGTCCTTCTCCAGCCGCTCGGCGCGCAGCGCGTTGGCCGCCCGGCTGATGTCCGCCTCACTGACCGAGCGCTTGGACCACTCGAAGCAACCCCCTGTTCTGTTCTTCGGTGTCGTCGTCCAGCGTCTCAGCCGGGTCCTCGGGGTCCTCGGGCTTCTCGGCTGGCGCATCCATCGGCGCACCGAAGCCACCAGCTGCGGCCTTCTCGGCGAACTCATCGTCCCACCCGTCAACCGGCGCCTTGCCTGCGAGCGTGCGCCACTCATTCTTGGTGAAGAGGTCGGGCTGCGCGTTCATCACCGCCAGGGCGAAGGTCGCGTCCTCGGGAATGGGCGAGCAGAACCCGACACACAGCGAGTCATCCTTGTACGCAGTGCGCGCCCAGTGCGTGAAGGCGTCAGCGATGAAGCTGAGGCGGGGCGACACGAGGAACTTGGTGAAGATGAGCGTGGCCGCGTCGATGGTTGCGCGGTTGGAGTTCTCCACGATGCCCATAATTTCCGGCGGCATGCCGTACACCTGAAGCACCACGTCCCGCGCCTGCTGCCGCAGCTCGGGCATCATCTGCTCTCGGAAGGTGTGGCCCAGCTCCTTCACGTCCACCTTGCCGTTGGTGACGTGCACCTGGAACGCCTTCCCCTTCCCGCCGTGCTTGGCGCGCAGCATGTTCTCGTAGCGCAGCGCCTCCTCCTTCGACGTCACCCCTTCGACGCTGAGGAAGACGTCAGGCAGCGCGCGGTTGAAGAACCAACTCTTCAGGTGCTTGGTGGCGAACTCGTCGATGTCCAGCTCGTCAGCCAGCGACTCACCGAAGCCCACGCCGCGGATGTAGGGCTGCTCCAGGTCGGGGTGCCGCAGGTAGATGACGTCATCCTCTGCGATGGTGCGCTGCCACGACCCATAGCCGAAGCGGTACGACGGGAAGCTGGCGTGCGGAATCTCCATCAACCACGTGGGAGGCACGGGCCACAGCTCGCACGGGAGGCCGCTGCCGTCCCGCTCGATGACCAGCGCCACCTCGCCCTTCGTGTCGAGGAATGCCTGCACGAGGTGAAAGAACATCGCGCGCGTGAAGACCGGCGATGGGTTCTCCATGAGCTGAAGGAGCGGGTGGTCCTCCACCTCCACGGCGTCCTTCGGCGAGTACTCGACCGCGCTGCGCGTCACCGTGGTGTGCATGCCCTTGGCGGTGGCCATCTTGCGGCCCTTGTTGGAGCGGTACAGTTCGAAGTGCTCCGACGACACGGCTCCCGCGATGCGATGCACGACGGCATGCAGCCAGGGGTGGGTGCGGTAGGCGGCGAGCAGCTCACGCGAGCCACGACGCGGCGCCATGCCCGACTGCACCACGCCCGACAGCAGCCCGCCGGCGGAGGTCTCGGCCTGCTCGCCCGGTCCGAACAGCCCTTTGACTCGTTGCCAGATGCCCATGCGCCGAAGACTCTCACGCGCTGGGCGGGTGCGTCACGTTGCGACGAACACCTTGGCCGTCGAGAGGTACGTGCCCGCCCAGACCAGCGCGTCCATGCGGTCGGGGCTGCGCTCATTCAAGAGAGGGCTCCACGTGACCATCTGGTCTTCGAGTTCCTCCAGCCCCGGCTCGTGCGTCACGGTGCCGAGCTGCTCATACAGCGTGCTGATGGGCTCGGCTCTGGTGTGCTTCCCCCGCGTGGCCGTCACGCACTCGATGCGCGGCATGCCCACGAGCTTCTCGGACCACGAGGGGTCGCGCTTCATGTCCTCCCACTCGGCGTTGATGACGGCGGGTATCCAGTCGCCGCCGTTGTTCGTCTCGACAACGAAGGTGTTGGCCTCGAAGTCCAGCATCGCCAGGATGGCTGCACGGGCCCGCTGCTTGGCCGTGCCATAGATGCTCCGGTCGGCCAGCACGTGGAAGCGCCGCCGGCCCTGTGCGTCACGCCACAGCCCCATCACCACGATGCCCGTCTCATCGCTGCTCTCGGTCGACGAGGCCGCTGGGTCGATGGCAACCGCGATGAGGTCGAACAGGCTGAGGTCGCCCGTCTGCCGGAAGCCTGGGCGATCGAACCACTCGCGGCTCCACAGCGCGCCTGGCACGTCGTCCAGCAGGTCCCCGCCAATCTCCTGCCGGCCGATGCGCGTGCCCTCGTAGTTGTCGCGGATTTCCTGAAGGAACGACTCAGCCAGGTTCGCGCGGTTCTCATACGTGCTGCCGTGAGTCACCACCGCGTTCTTCTTCTTCACCAACTCGCGCATCACCGCGATGGGTCTGGGCGTTGTGGTGATGAGGCACTGCGGCTCGCGGTCGCGCGGGTCACTGCCCTTGCGCACGTACTCAAGGCGCAACCCCATGTTCAGGTTGTCGTAGACGTCACGTGCGCGCGCGTACTTGGCGAACTCGTCCATCCACCCCCAGTGATGCTCGGGGCCGCGGAACTCGCCGGGGTTGGCGCCCGAGTACACCGTGGCCATCGCACCGTTGGCCCACCGCAGGATGCCCGTGCTTGGCGTCCACTCGGGCCGCTCGTTGGCAGGCGACACGGCGAGGATGCCCGACTTGCCTTCAACCTGGACCGCGCGGGCTTCGTCGGGCGTCTGGCCCACGATGGCGCCCAGGCTGCCCGGCATGCGTCGCACCTTCTCGCGCACCCACTCGGCGGCCGATCGCGTCTTGCCGAAGCCACGGCCCGACTGGATGACCCACCAACGCCAGGGCTTCTCGGGGGCGAGCTGCTTCGGTCGCGCCAGCAGGCGCCACATGAAGGGCAGGGCCTGGCGTTGCTCGGCGTCCAGCATGCCCAGCACCTTCTCGGGGCCGTACTTGCGCACGAGCCGCGCGACGACGCTGAGGTCAGGTCTCTTCGTCTGAGGGGGCATCGCCGTCGACCAACATCTTCTGGAACAGCTCCAGCAGCGAGGCCTCGGTGGACGACTGTACCGTGATGGCGTTGCCGTCCTTGCCCGTCAGCTCCTGCCGCTGCACCGCGTACCGCCCAGGGTTGCGCAGCTTCAGGTGGGCGACCGCCGCCTTCCAGTCTTTGGCGCTTGCGGTGCTGATTCGCGCGTGGTCTCGGATGTCCGCAGCGGCCTGGGCTTCCTCCAGTGCGTCCAGAAAGTCTCGGAAAATCCCGCGCTTCTGTTTGTGCCCCTTGGCCATCCAGTCGTGGAAGCTGGCCTTGGCCACGCCGCAGTAGCGGGCCGCCGTGTCGAGGTAGCAGCCGGCGCGCACGATGTCGGCGACCTTCTTCGTCAGCTCAGGCGTGAGCTTGGTCGGTCGACCGAACTGCTTGGACCCCTTCGCCATGCGTCCAAGGTACCAGCGACGCTCTGTCACGTCACCAGCGGGCGGCATACTCCAGGCGCAGCAGGTCCTGCTCGGCGGGTGTCCGATGCTCGCGAGGCGTCGCGCGAGCGCGCGTCAGGTAGTTGAAGTCCCACAGGGCAATCGAGTGCGCGTGGTCGATGTCGCGGCACTTCATGTCGTTCTCAAGTCGTTGGTCGAGGTCGTGAAGCATGACGTCATCCCACTTCTTTCCCAGCTGCGTGAACCCAGCCCTGAACGAATCGACACACCGCGCGTGGAACAACGACGTATTGAGCCCCGCCTCGCGCATGGCATCGGTGGCCACGGATTCTGCGGGCGACAGCGTGCGCCATGGGATGCCGTCGTTTCTCATCGCCACACCAGCACGCAGGAAGGCCAGGGCGTGCCGTCGCAGCCGATGCCCTCGCGGTTGCCCGGCACACCGTACGCCTGACGCGTCGGCGGGCTGTGCACGGTGAGCTGATAGGCGAAGCGACACTCGCGCTCATGCCCTTCGATGAACGGCTCCACGTGCTCTTGCCACCACGGTTGCTCGCACCGGTTGGCCGGCAGCACCATCGCGGCAGTCAAAGACCCACGGTTGACCTTGAAGTACTCGACCAGCGCCCACATCTTCACCAGCCGAGGCTCGATGTCATCGAATGGCGGGTTGATGAACACGCGCCAGTGTCTCGTCTCGGAGGACCAGCCCGGCGGCCCCCAGAAGTGAGACAGCGAGTCCACGCCAGCCGACCCAGGCTCGGCCGTCTTGCTGAACCAGCGCGGCGCCCAGTGCGACTCGGTGCAGGCGTCAACGTCGAGGTCCCACGCTTCGACGCCGGCCACCCGCTTGATGTACGTCATGAACGCGGTGGTGGTGTAGCGCGCGTTCACGTCGCGCTCGAAGCCCACGCCGGGGAACAGGTCGGGCGTCATCGGGAGCAGTAGATCAAGCTGACCCACGCCTTCTTGGTTTCTTCGCGGTAGTCGACCCTCGGAAAGGCAGACTTCAGCAGCCCGACAATTTCGCGGTACTTGGTCCGCGTCTTGATGTCGTCGAGGTGGGCGTGATGGTACTCAAGCTGCATCTGCTCGATGCCAGCGAAGGACTTCACGGCCTTCAGACATTCGTACTCGCCGCCTTCGATGTCCATCTTCACGACGCGAGGCCGTACCCTCTCAAGCACGTGGTTTATTTCCTCGCACTTCACGGTGATGAACGTTCGACCCTTCTTCGCCACGAGCGAATGAGCGCCTTTGTTCTTCTTCACGTTGATGGAGAAAGTACGTGTCGGTTCGTGCGTGCCGGTGAGTGCCGCGCAATTCAGATGCGCTCGGTCAAGTCCAAACCCATTGGCCTGAACGTTGGCGCGTGCGACTTGGAAGTTCCCCGGCTCAGGCTCGAACGAATGCACCACGGCGCCAGCTTGCAGGGCGCGAACGGTGAACATCCCGATGTTCATGCCTGCATCCAGTACGACATCACCCGGTTTGATCTTCAGCTTCCGGTACGCGTTGCCTCTGATGACTTCATCAACAACGAACTCGTCGGAGGTTCCGGGGCGTGTGTACGCCTTGATGCCTTTGACGTTGACCATCACCAACTCGTTGAAGTCCATCACTGCTCCTTTTGAATCAGTCGCATTCCGTAGTTGTTCACTTTGTTGGGCACTTCAACTCCTGCGCGTCTGATCAACGCGCGGTCCTTCCACTGCGAGTAGTCCACCATGTGATGCACCCGGCCGTACCGCCACGTCACTCGCGCAACGTCGGGGTGGGCGCGGGCCAGCATCTCGGACTTCGCGACCGTGCCCGTGTCCGCGTACTTCGAGCCAGCCTGAACGACGCCCTCAGCGTGGTAGAACTCCGCGGTGTTCCCGCCCTTCATCTGCTGGGTCTGCAACTTGTCTTGCAGGAAGGCGTAGAACTGAACGGTGCACCAGCCAGCCTTGAGCAGGTCCAAGGACAGGATGGTGTCTTCGTTGTACCGGCCTCGCCAGCGGTAGCCGACATCATTCCTGATGAGGTTGCAGGAGTAGATGCGCGTGTTGGTGATGAACGGCGGGAACTTCGACTTGCGCGGCGCGAACATGAAGTAGTTCGGCCCGGCCATGGCGACGTTCGAGTAGCGCAGCACGAAGTCTTCCTGTGCCGTCCAGAACTCAGGCGTGACGACCTTCACGCGCAGGTTTTGGTTGAGTCGGTAGAAGGCCCTGATGTTGTCGTCCATCACCCAGTGCCAGTCGTGCCCGGCGGCTCGGGCGTGTTCCCATGCGAAGTTCCGGGCAGGACCTGGGCCGGTGCTCTTCGTCAAGCCCAGGTCGTCGCACTTCTCGTAGGCGTCTTTGAAGGACAGGTCGAGTTCCAGCACCGTCGCCCTGATGCCGAGCGCCTTCACTGCCGTGCGGTACGCATCGACCTGCTGAGGCTCTACAACGAGGAAGTGGTCGACCCCCATCGCGGTGAGAGCCTTTGAAGTCATCAGGTACTCGTGTCGCCCCTTGCTCGGGATGTAGAGCGGGAACTGCGGGCCTCTACTCGGCGACATAGGCCTTGTCCGCGAAGGTGACGTCGGGGACCTCGGGGAACCACATGTAGCGGATCTTCTCGCCCAGCTTCTGGCCCACCAGAACCGCGAAGGCATCGATGTCCGCCTGGGTCTTGAAGTGAACGATGATGGAGCGGAAGGCGCGCGCGTCGGGCTGGTGGAACTCCGGCATGTTCTGCCACTCGGCCATCGGGTCGGTGCCTCCACCCGCCACGTCGGGTTGGTTGATCAACCGCTCCACCTCCGACATGTCGAAGCCCGTACCGTCGAGCGCGTTGGCCTGTGCGAGGTCGGCGAGGATGGCTTCGAGGTTGGTGTCATCCCACCCACCCGCCTCGACCAACCGGTTCGCTGCGACGATGAAGGCCTCGGCTTCGGTGTCGTCCTTCGACGTGTAGCCGCGCTGCACCGGTACGGTCCACTCGCCGGCCTGAAGCAGAATGCCGCTCGGCAGCGCCTTCGACCCAGGTTCGTGCGCGCGCGGGTCCCACTCCTTCGCCATCGCACGCAGGGCTTCGACCCGCCCGTGTCCACTCACGAGCTGCCCGGTGCGCTCGTCGATGATGACCGCGTCGTTAAAGCCGAAGCGCTGAATGCTGGCCACCAACGCCGGCACGTCGTGGTCCTTCGGGTTGCGCGGGTGCGACTTGAGCGACGCGAGCGGCATGTACTCAATGCGTGACTGCCGCTCGCCGGTGGCCTGCGGTCCGCGCTTCACCGCCGTCACCACCGCATCTTCCTCGGCGCGCTCACCCGTATGACCGTGGTGACACGTGGTGCACACCGCTTGAACCACGGTCCAGTTCTCGGGCTTGTCGAGCGGGAGCGTGTGGTCGTACTCGTGGCGGCGCTCGCCTTCCTTCCACACGTGGCCGCACGTTGCGCATGGCAGCGTGTTCGGGTGCGGCCGCTTGCCGTAGCGAACTTCAGCGTTCACCTTGCGGCGGGCGAGCTTCTCTTCCGGCAGGTCATTCTTTCCCATGGTGTCCTCGGCTTCGCTCGATGGCACGGCGAAGGACCAGCGCGAGCGCGGCGCGGCCCTCCGTGGTGAACGTCATGAAGTAGGCAGACGACCGCCCTCGGGGATTCTCGGGGGCGAGGTTTTCCGTGGGCGGTCGTGCCATCTCGCTGGGAAGGGGATCACGGCGCGACGGCCAAGCCAAGGTGTCACGCCCTGGCGCAAGCGGCAACATCACCCGAACCACGGAGCACCCTTCGAGGCGTGGTTCATGAACGCAGTCTTGGTGCCGAGCGTCTCCTCGTGGTTGAGGTCAGCCTGGAACAGGCGCTGGTATTCCTGGCGCGTCACGTCGCAGCCAGTGCCGCAGCCAGTGCACACCGCCTGCCCAGGTTTTGCGCGGTGGTTCTGCCCGGTCCACGTCGACCACTCGAAGGAGACCAGCGGACCACCGCAACGGCAGACCGAGGCGCTCACGTCTCCTCCTCCAGCAAAGCGTCGAGGTCGAGCCCTCGCACTCGCTCGTAAGCCTCGTGTCGCGTGACGTCGTTGGTGCGCCAGGAGTGCCGGAACAACTCCGCGCACGCTTCACGCACCCGCTCCGCCACCCGTCGCTTCTCGTCCGCGTTCTCCGCCACCCGTCGCTTCTCGTCCGCGTTCGCGGCGCTGAGCAGCTTTGAGAGCCTCACCCATTCAATGGTGGTGCCCCACCGGTCTGCCTCCAGCTCCTTCACGCGCGCCAGGGCGGCGTCCCTCTGCTCGACCAGTGAGTCGCGTAACGTCTTGTCGGCTTGCGCCATGCGCTCATGGTGTTCCTCCAACTCCTTCACGCGCGCGCGGAGGTCGCGGTTGTCGAGACGTTGCACCCGAATCATCACGCGGCCCTTGTCGGGGTCGCACGTTGGACATCCGACCTGCCCGATGCCTCGATGGTCGCAGTGCTCCCAGCCATAGATGTCGCTCATCCGACCCCCGGGCGGCCAAATGGGTTGTGCCCCAGCGGCACGTTGCGCTCGCGGATGGCTTGGTCGACCAGCGCCAGCATCGCGCGGATGTCGCTCGGCTCCAGGTGAACGACGGCTGATGTCGCGTGGTACTTGAGACGGTCTCGGAGTTCGTCCAGCGGGTGCTTCGACATGTGCTTCCCCTTCCTGCGTTGAACTACAGAGCTTCAAACCTGCCGCACCTGCGGCAGACCCACAGCGGCTTCACCACAGGCACGCCACCAACGTCAACCACGTCACGGTGACCGAACGTTCGACACCACCAACGGGCGAGCCACTTCACGACAAGCCCCGGTCATCGGTGCCCACATTGCGCTTCACGAGCGCGAGCAACATCAGGACGCAGCACGCGGCGTGCGCCAAGTGTGGGTGCCCAGACTCGGCGTCCACCTCGATGCCGCAGGCCCACGCGCCGAGGTGCCGCAGGGCCGCGCCAAGCAGCCGACCCCAGGACATGCCTTTCTCCCAGTTCCGGGACGCGTACTTCTGCGCGCCGTACTTGAGCACCAGCGCCACCTCGTCCAGCGCGTCGAACGGCAGGAGGTCCCACCGCGCTTTGTCGCCGTCGTGCTTCACCGCTTTGTCAGTCATGGTTCGCTCCACGATTTCAGAAACCGCGCGTTGTCGGGCAGCTCACCCCAGAACAGCTCGGGGATGTCGCCACCGCTCCAGAGGTTGTGCGTCACCTGCCGGCGGCCGTCGAAGAACTCGATGACCCAGCGCGCACCGCCGAAGCCCAGGAAGTCGCGGTCACGTTTGGGCGGCTCTTCGTGGGCGGGCGTGCCGATCGAGTAGTACTTGTGGCCGACAATGACCGAGTGCGTGGAGTACTTCGCGTGCAGCTTCTCCTCCCAAAACTTGCACGTCCAACACTTGGACACCCACTCGGTCGGTCGCGCGAAGTCGTAGTTTGCCTCGTGCGGCTCGCAGGGCTCGTGGCACCGTTCGCAGACGTACCCGTGATGCAGCTCGGCAGCTTGGTCGCAGAGCACCGCGCACACGCCGCACGACAACGCCCCGCGAGCGCTAGCCCGG